CCAGCAAACCGCATTTATCTTGCGTTAGCTGCAATGAAACCAATTGAGGGTACTTATCCTCCGTTTCAATTACAAAGTCTCTCTTTGCAAATTTTTGACTGATTTGTTGGGTTTCCCCTTTTAGGTGTAATCTTCCTTTTACATTCATTTGTTTTTATTTTAAAATTGTTTTTAATTCTTTCGAGTTTTCATATAATTAATACCTTAAACTAACTTTTTTTCTTGACCTATAATTATAAATATCTTCTATTAAAGTTTTGTATTGTGTTCTATTTGAACAATCAACTAAAGCAATAGGTTGCAATGTAAGCTTGTGTATAAATTCATTAAAATCAAATTTTTCATTATTAAATAAACTAATCATTGTAGCAACAAAACCGCTTCTATTATAATTAATGTAATAAGGTTTAATCATTCTTATTTTATTCGCCCAATCTTGTGCTATTTCAAAATCTCTACCTATCCAAGTTCCATTTTCAAACACTTCAAGGTTTTCCCCAAGTCTATTGTGAGTATTATCTGTTGTATTATTACAAAAGGCAATACAAACAGAAAGTGTATAATCATTATTGTTTTTAAAAAATCTTTTTAATTTAACATACGAATTTATACCAGTCTTTGCGTAACCATTCATAAAATCTTTTTTAGTCCAATTCTTTTGATTTAAATTTAATGTATGCACCTCATTTAGGTTATAACCTTGTATTACAATATAATATATAAAAGTTTTACAATTTTTTGCTGCTTGTAACCTGTGTTGACCGTCTATGACTTGCATATTTTCATTAACTAAAATAGGATTGCACTTCATACCATATACTGAAATACTATCACAAATTCGCTTAACGTGTTTAACGTTTAATATCCTATTTCCGTCTATGTTATTAAATATTGTTAGGTTATTTGTTTTATATACATAATTTATTGTTTTTCCGTATATATTTTCTTTTTGATTTGTTTCTTTTACAAGTGTGTTATTCATTATTATTGATTTATTAGTTTAATAAAGTGTTATAATACTCTCGGCATTCCTTAACTCGGTTGTAAATCTTTTCAATTGTTTCAGGATCGTAATCAATCTCATAGCATTTAATTCTTTGCTCCTTTGGTACTCTCTCAAAGTTGTGTTGCATTTCTACTGCATTTCGTACGATTGGGTTGTCTTCTATTTCTTTGAGCTTGTAATGCACTCTCCTAACCTCATCTTCAACGATATCGCTCGGTGTATCTACTAAGCAATATACAAGGTATGCTTTTCGTCTTCCCGTAAGCTCCATATAACCTTGCAACTGGTAATAGTAGTCCTTGTTTGGTATGTCTTTCTTAAACCACGGAAAGGTTGTTGCGTCATAACTACTTTTTACATCAAGCACGAAATCGTCATTCAGTACGTCAGGGGTTCCAGTTAGGTATTCATTTTCGAAATACTCTTCGTTCTTTGACATTACGCCCATCTTTAGAACCTCCTCAGCAAGCTCTATACTTGCATCCTCAACCGCTATGCCTTTATCTATGGCTTTGCTCCATACGTCTTTGCTATATCCGTACATATTTTCAATAGCATATTCCTCCAAATAGCTTTGGCATGTCTTGCTCAATTGACCTTTTGTACGGCTATTAGGCATTATCTTTCCAATAGCGGAGCATCTTATCTTAAAATCTTTCATAGTTGCTCTAATTGTTTAGGAGTTAAGGCATAATTTTCTTTGAGTTTCTCTGCTGTGTACTCTCCGTTTGCAATCATTTCTAAAGCATTTTTGAAAGTAGATGCGTTTAGCTTCTTTTTCTCTTTCGTCTTTCCGTGAGTATTCGTAGAATCCGCATCCTTTGTGTCATCTATTAAGAATAATCCGTTGAGCGCATACTTCCTTGCATAACTGGAGGAAGAACCAAAGCTCTGAGCAATATCCATTCCTTTGCGATTGATGTCAATACCAGCCTGTGCCTTTACCGCTTGTACTTTATTGCCGTCAGTTATCATTGCAGTCGCTTCGACATACATACACCCAGCAGCTTCTTTTACTTCATCTGTAAGATTTAATACTAAGCCATTGAGTAAAGGCTTTACAGCCTCCATAATGTCCTCGCATGAGCGATATTTGTACTTGCCAAAACTATTATACTGATTCTTTGGCGCTTTCAGTTGCTGCTGGATTTCTCCAAGCCTTTCGAT